CATTTGTACTATCAAAAATAGTAAATGGATTAGAAACTCTTAATCTTCCAAATGCATCATAAGCATTTGATCCATTTCCACCACCGATTACGGTTGGTTCTGTATTTACATTATTACAAGAACTCATTAACAACCTCCTCCACCTTTGAACCAAGTATATCTTTCATCTTCTTCTTTTAAGTCTTGTAAAAAGGTACTATTTAATTGTTCAACAATTGATTTAATAGCTCTATTAACTTGTTTTTGAGTAGAGATATCATATTTATCTTTTGGTTCTGGAACTCTTACATTTATTTTTGCCATTATCTTCTACCATCCTGTTGTATATCTAATCTAAACGTTCCAAATCTCCAAGACTCAGAACTAGAATCATTTTCTATTTTTATATTTACAAATCTTCCTCTTGCTCTTGTATCCTTTTTAGTTGTAGTTGAATCTATTGTAAATGGACTTAAAGTGCTTGTACTATCAGATTGTTGTGGGTATCGTTTAATTGCTAAAGTTACTTTTGCATTACCTTGAATAGATTCAAAATCAGGTACAAATCTTCTTACAGCTAAAAATACTTCTCCTGCTATTCCGCCTTGACTCTGTAAATCAAAATCAAAAGACTTAATATAAGAAGTAACAGTAGTTACAGTTCCATTTTCATCTATTTGATCTGTGCCTACTTCATGTTCAAATAATTGAGTTTTACCTAATCCTGATTCCCCTATTACAACAGGAAAGGTCCCTGATGCCTGATCCGTGAATTTAGTTGCAAAAGGTTTAGGATAAATTTCAGCATCTACCCAAGAAGTTCTAGCTTCAGTTCCAGTATACCATACTTTATCTACATAATTATATATTACATATTTATCATTATAATCTGAATTAGCAGAAGGATAATACCAAATTATTTCTGTATAAAGATGGTTAATTCCAGCATAAATTTGTTGACCTTTTGTAGTATCTATATCGTCAAATACATAATCTTCTACAGAACAAGGTAATGATCTAACTGTACCATCATAAGCAAAGAATCCTTTTTGACTCATCCAAAAAGCAATACCATCTATTTCTATCGCTGCATTTTTACCAATCAATCCACAACTAGTTCCAACTTGTTGAAAACCAAAAGTAAAAGGAGGACCTATAAATCGCATATCAAATAATGCATTATCTGTCCAAACCAACATAGTTTCTTTTGCTTTTACAACTCCCATTAATTTAGTTCCATCTTGTAATCTTTGTGATCCTGCTGTGTTAATACTAGTTGGAGTATAGTCATTAATATTTTCTTGATCTGAAAATCTTATAAACATATCATCTTGAGTCGTTGCATCTCCAATAGTCGTTTCAGTTCCAAATTGAACTAAATATCTTGTTGTAGGAGAAACCATAGAAAATCTACTTGCAGTTGGATTGTTGGTTGTTTCAAAACCAGAAGTACTTGTAGATGCTCTAACTGCTAATGGAGTTACAGCTCCTGCATTCCAAGTAAATGTTTTTCCATTTGCAATAGTTGCAATTAAAACTTGTCCATAATTATCAAGACTCCAGAGGCCTGGTTCTAGAATCACATCACTTGAAGTTTTAGCCGTGCCCCAAGTACTTGATCCCCATGTTCCTGTTCCCCATCCATAACCGTATGTTTGTGTTTGAGGACCTACAGTTTCATATGGAGTTATGTCTATAGATCCACCTGGTCCTGCACTACCGGTTGCAGCTGAACTTTGTGTAATTACAAAATTATCAGCATCAGTAACACTTGTTACTTGAAATAGTTTATCATCAAAATCAGTTGGATTATATCCTGTGCCTATTGGCAAAAGTGTATTATCTAATAAAATAATATCACCTTCACTTAATCCATGGCTAGTATAACCAATCGTTACTTGATTAGAAGATGCTGTAGTTTCAATTGTAGCAGATGATAAAGTTGTTTTTAAAGGTGTAATATCATAGAGTTCACCATCATAATATATAAGTAAAAATTTATCTGTACCAATTGCAATATATTTATTACCTTCTAAATCAGCAAAAGCATACATCTGTCTTGCAACACCAACAATAGATTCTTTAATAGGAGACTGCCATCCTCCAACTTTTTCAGGTAAAGCATATCTAAATCTTACATTATCAGAATCTACCCAACGCTGTTCTGCACCTGCACTGGTATTCTGTTTATCTATTCCAGGTAATAATTTAAAATCAATAAGAGCCATGCTCCAAGCTCCTTATGCTGTATTTGTTTTGTATGCCCAACCTCTTGTCGCATCTACGTAAACTAAAGTAATTGCTTGACCATTTGTACTTAAAGTTAAATCCGATGCAGCTGAATTTATAGGCTCACCATTTCTACCAACAGTTAAGTTATTAGTATTAAAAGTGCCTCTTGCATCAATAATGGTTACTTCATCTCCTGTAGAAGGAGTTGCAGGTAAAGTCACGGTTATAGTTCCAGAAGTAGTATTTGCTAAAATTTGATCATTTGCAACAGCGGTATAAGGACTGTTTGAATCAGTAATTGTATTATATCCTTTTGTAATTAAACCTTGATTAATATTTGTACCATCAGAATAAACCAAAGCTTTACCACCAACAGGTAAAGTAACTCCTGTTCCAGATACTGTTGAAATAGTTAAAGTATAATTACTAGTAGTTCTTGTAGTTGCATCTTCAACAATAAAAACTCTTTCTGCTGTATCAGGCATAGTAACTGTTCTATTACCTGTTAAAGTTCCAGTTAATTTATAATATAAATTTTTACCATTTGAAGTAGCGCCATCAGATAAAGCTAAATTTACATCTGCACCACCTACAGCTAAACTTAAATAACCTGTAGCTATTTGTTCTAAGATTTGTAAATTAGTGTTTGTAATTCCACCCCATGTACCAGATTTTTCTCCAGTAACCATTAATTCAAGTTTAGCGTTTGTTGAATAACTCGATGCCATATTTATCTCCTTGTATGTTAGTATAATATATTAATTTTTTAAAACGTCAATGTTTTATGGAGTTGGAGGAAGCCCTACAGGATCTATTTCGGTCCATGTATTTATTGCTCCTGTTGAAATTGGAGTCCATGTTTGATCTACACCTGGATCAATTTCACTCCAAGCTCTGATAAATACATTATTTGTGTTAATATTTAATCTGTTTCCAGTTACAAAAACATTAGCATCTGCTGTTACTGTGACATCACCAATTGAAGCATTGATTCTATTTCCAGTGACATTTACAGTCGCGTCTCCAGTAACTGTAACATCTCCAATTGCAAAGTTTAGTTGACTTCCTGTTACATTTACATTTGCATCTGCTGTAACTGAAACGGTTCCTGTTGAAACATTTAATTGCTCACCAGTTACATCTACATTAGCATCTCCAGTAACTGTAACATCTCCGATTGCGAAGTTTAATTGATTTCCTGTTACGTTTACATTTGCGTCTCCAGTGACTGCAACAGTTCCTGTATCTAAATTTAATCGTTCACCAGTTACATTTACATTTGCGTCTGCAGTAACTGAAACAGTTCCTGTAGATACATTTAATTGTTCACCGGTTACATCTACATTTGCATCTCCGGTAACGGTAACATCTCCGATTGCAAAGTTTAGTTGATTACCTGTAACATTAACGTTAGCGTCTGCTGTAACTGAAACAGTTCCTGTTGAGACATTTAATTGTTCACCAGTTACGTCTACATTAGCATCACCTGTTACTGTGACATCTCCTATTGCAGCATTAATTCTATTACCTGTAACAGGCACGTTAGCGTCTGCAGTGACTGTTGCTGTTCCAGTAGATACGTTTAATTGTTCACCAGTTATGTCTATATTAGCATCACCTGTTACTGTGACATCACCAATTGAAGCGTTAATTCTATTTCCGGTAACATCTACATTAGCATCAGCTGTAACGGTTGCTATTCCTGTTGCAACATTTAATTGTTCACCTGTGACATCTACATTAGCATCTGCTGTAACTGTAGCTATTCCTGTAGATACATTTAATTGTTCACCTGTAACATCTACATTAACATCACCTGTTACTGTTACATCTCCAATAGTAAAGTTTAATCTATTTCCTGTGACATCTACATTAGCATCTGCTGTAACTGTAGCTATTCCGGTAGATACATTTAATTGATTTCCTGTGACATCTACATTAGCATCACCTGTTATTGTAACATCTCCAATAGTAAAGTTTAGTCTATTTCCTGTGACATTAATGTTAGCATCAGCTGTGACTGTAGCCGTTCCTGTTGCTACATTTAATTGATTACCAGTAACATCTACATTAGCGTCTCCTGTTACTGATACGTCTCCGATTGTAAAGTTTAGTTGGTTACCTGTAACATTTACATTAGCATCAGCTGTAACTGTAGCTGTCCCTGTTGCTACATTTAATTGATTACCGGTAACATTTACATTTGCATCAGCTGTGACTGTTACATCACCTACTGAGGCATTTATTCTACTACCAGTAACAGCAACGGTTGCGTTTACTCGTTCTATAGACGCAAAAGGAGCCGTAGAAAATGAGGTTGAACCAAAAAACATAATAAATCTTACTTATTTTATTTAAATAAGTAGTTTTATTACAAAAATTAAGAATTGGGAAGACCTAACATTGGTCTTTTATCATAAAAATTTTCAATAGAATAAGGACCATTAATATCATTATAATGTAAAAATACTTGACCGCATAAATTTCCTTCAAATATCTCACGCCAATGTTCTAATTCACAACCTCTATATATTAGCATATCTCCTACATTTAATTCTATTTTTTTATTGTCTACAAATATAGGCCAAAGATCACCACCTAAATTTAATGTGGTAGATATTTCACAACTAGGTCTATCTTTATGCTTTTTTAATTCATTACCTTTTTCATAAATTCTTGCATAAGAATAAGTAGGAATTAAATCTAGTTCTGTTTTTTGTTTCATTAAAGGTAACAATTTCATCATCAATGTCTCCATAACAAAATCACCATAATGAGCATAACTATTAGAAACCTGTGGATCGTTAAATTTACCTAAAAATTCAGATTGAGAAACTAGACTGTTATCATATGCAAATTTAACAGTATCTCTTTTTAAGAGAAAATAGTTAAAACAAAAATTAGCTAGTTCATAAGAAATAGCGTTTTTTACTATGGTATATTTGTTGTCTTTAAAACTCATTGTTGTATAAAATTAAAAGATACAGATATTCGTATATCATTTGATAAATTGATTTCTACTCCATGTGATAACCACGCTGGAAACATTATAATCCTTCCAGCTATTGGTTTATAATTAACAGTTTTCCAAAATTCTTTTTCATTATTCTTTTTTCTTTTGGGAGAAATAAAATCAGATCCTAATCTGGGATCTTCTATATATAAGTTTCCACAGTTTTCTGGAGTTTTAACATAATATACACCAGACCATAAAGAATTTGGATGAATATGTGTTTTATTATATGCACCTTGTTGATTAATATTAGCCCACATATTACCTAAAATAGGTTCCCCATCTAAATGTTGATCTATATAAATTTCTTTTTGCATTTTAACTAATTCATTTATTAAAGATAAATATTCTTTTTTTAAATGCATATCTGTTGAAGAATGCCAACCTTTAACATTTGTTCTTAAAATACCTTTTTCTTTTTTACTCCACTCTATTATATTTTTTTCTATTTCTGTATTAATATCAATGTCTTTTATATAAATAGGTGTTGGAAAATAATATTCTTTTATCATTTAAAAGCAGGTCCTCCAAACCATACAACTAAAGATTTTCTATTTCCTTTAATTACAGGAGAGACTCTATGTCTAATAAAAGACGCAAAAAACAACGCCTGTCCTCTTATTAATTTTGCTTTTCTACCTGTGTCCATTATTTCTAAGTCTCCACCTTCAAACTCATTTTCATTTGAAAGTAGAACTGACATAGATATTTTTCTAATTGGCGGGTGTTTTTTACCATCTAAAGACATATCAACATGCCAATCATAAAAACCTCCTGGATCATATTCAGTATATTGTGCTAATTCATTAATTTGAATTCCTTCGAATCCAAAAAAATTATTATTTATTTGATGAACAACATCATTTAAACGGTCGTACATAGGTTTTAATTTTTCAAAAGGAATCCAACTAATATTAGAATCTCTTATATTTTCAATTGATTTTTGTTCAAATACTGTTCCTTTAATTTTTAAACACTGTCTTCCGGTTTTAATTATTTCATCACATTCTTCATGTGTAAATATAGGTGTATTAGTGGTTACGATAAAACTTTTCCAAGATGCTTCTTTAAATTTCATATACTATTTTTTATTCCTATAGCACAAGCTATTACAATTCTTTCTTCTTCTATATATCCTGGTTCTGGAGAATGATCAAGATAAGATGGCCATACATACCAATTATTTATTTCAGGAATTATCTTTATATTATCTTTAAATAAAGTTCCTAAATTAGTTTTTGTTAAATAACAAAGAGCAGATATCTCTCGAAACCCTTTTTGAGTTAAATGATTATGCCAACCTTCTATAATAGTTGAATTAGCGGGATTATAAAAACACCATGTTTTTATATAACCAATATCAATAAAATCTGTATTCAAATATTTTTTAAAAGATAATAGTAAAGATTGTTTAATTATATCGAATTTTCTGTCTAAAAAAATTCCACTTTGTTCTCTAGGATGAGGACATTTTGGATAAAAAATGCAACATGGAACTTCTTTAATATATTCTTTTATTTCCTTTTGTAGTTTTTCATTATTTAAATTACTTAGTAATTCACAAGAATATTTTTTAATCATACTAAAATTTTATATGCTCATATTTTTGTTTATAAGATTGTGGTATTAAATCAATAAATGAATTATCATCCACAGTATAATTTTCTTTTATTTTGTGTAAATTATGTCCTAAAACAGAATCATCATATTTTATACCATTTAATTCAAATTGATTTAAATCAAAAAAATTATGATTAAATTTTTTTATATTTAAAAATTCATATATTTTATTTATTTGATATTCTGGATTACTAGCTAAATCATGATATTTTATCATACATATATTTTCAAGTTTTTCATGTTTATATAATTCTTGAATTGCAGTTAAAGACATTGCAATCATACCATCTTTTCTCATTAAAAAATTTAATTTTTCTTCAATAGAAGAATATTTATTTAAAAAACTAGAAGGTTCATCATGAGCCCATTTTAAAAATGAAGATAAAACTTCTAATAAATCTCTAACTAAAACAATATATTTTACATCTTGATTTATATATTTTTTTATAAAATTTCTATTACCCGGTAAGGATGCCAAACTTCTATCAATAATATATTTTTGTTTCCAATGAGCATAATAGTTATTAAATAAATTATTTAAGACATTATCTAAAGATAAATGATCTGGATAATTTAAAAATAAACTATCATCTTTTAAGGAAATGATTTTTTTCATTAATTCAAACGTTATTGAATTCGGTGTAACTGCTATTTCTGAATTTTGATTTAATATAGATGCTAGTAAGGTATTTCCTGTTCTTGGTAAAGAAACTAAAAAATGATATTGTTTATTTGATATAGGGGCTTTCATTTTTTAAAACTTTTTTGTAAAATTTATAATATTTTTTTAACTCTAAAGGCTCTTCATTTTTTGCTATAATTATATTAACATATTCAATTTTTAATTCTTCACAAGCTAGATATCTATTATTACCTATACACACTTTATATTTATTGTTATCCATAACAACAGTTAATGGATTTATTAAACCTTTTTCTTTTATACTTTCTAAAACCTGTTTATAGAGATCTGTTTGTTTTTGAGCTTTTATATTTATTTTTTTATTTCGTAAAAAACAATCACTCAGTTTTACTTTTTTGACTAAGTAGTTTTTCTCTTTCTTGATCATAATTTTTAATTTGATTTTCTTTTATTACTTTGTCATAAGTATCTTGTAAAGCTAAAGTATTAAAAATTTCTGGCATACTCGTTCCTGGTGTAAAAGATTTAACTCTATTATTTATAATTGATTTTAAACTTTCTCGTTTATGTGTATCAGGATTTTTTGTATCAAAAGTTCCATCATCTAATTCTTCTTTTAATTTAGACCATAATCGTATTTCTCTTATTCTATGTCTTGCAGTATTTTTAACTCTAGCATAATCTAATATTCTTTCATCTAATTCAATTTTTAATAATTCTTTATCTAACTCATCTTTACATTCTTCAATGCTTTTTTGTAGTTTTTTTATTTTTACGTCATTTTTTCTATTATCTATAGAAAGAGATAATAAACAATCTAAATGAACATCTTGTTCTCTAACACATTGCCAATACTTAGATGCTTTTGTTGGAAATTTATAATCATTTAATACAGAAACTCTCATTTCTGTTTCAGTTCTAAATAATTGTTTTTTACTCCAAGTATCTTTTAATTCCGGTGTCAATTGTTTAAAACATTCTAAATCATCTTTATCTAGAACATCTTCTAAATAACGATATTCATTTTCTAAAACCTGTTTGGTTTCTTTTTTTACAATTAAATCTGACATTTAAATCTTTCTTATTATTTTATTTACTATGAAGAAGTTATAGTTTGAGTTTGAAATCCTCCATCTAATTCTTCTGTAGTAACAACATTTGGACCATTTCCGACTGCTAAAGCAGAACCTTGACCTGTCCCTGATGCAGCGCCACCATTTGATCTTGCTAAACTCATAGTTGGACCTGTAGTAAAAGAAGTTCCATCATAAAATGATGTTGTAGTAATAGCAGGTTGTCCGCCGAAAACAAGTCCGTCAGTTTGAGGACCTGCTCCTCCCATTCCTTGTTGATTAGGCCCTACGCCTGGTACATTTGACCAACAAGTTCCATCATATTCAAAAACGTTTGTAACATATCCTGCAACCCAAGCGGCTGTTTGAGATCCACCTCCTGCATGACTGTTTACATGTGTCCCCATAGTATTTCCATTTGCCCAAGAAGTTCCGTCGTATTCTTGTGAATAATTACCAGCTCCAGGATTTACTCCATCATAAGAAAAACCTCCAGCTGCTAAACCTGCATCTCTAGTTCCCATACCCCATGATTTTTGAACTCCAACTTGCATGTTATTACCTAAAGCCCAACAAGTACCATCCCATAATTGAGTTTGTTTTGAATTTGGACCCGGTTGTGCTCCAAAGCTAACTGCAGTTCCTTGAGGTGCTTGACTAAAAGATCCCCCTAGAGGACCTGAAGGATTAACTTGATCATTTTCTGCTGTAAAAGCTGTTCCATCATAAGATTCTGTTTTACCATTTGCAAAAAAACCTGGATTAAATCCTCCAACGTGTAAAGCTGCTGTTCTTACTCCGTTACCTTTAGCGCCTCTTCTTCCAACATTTAAATCTCCGCCACTAGCCCAAGCTGGAGTAACATAAGTTCTAACTTTTGCAGTTGCTGAAGTACTATTATACCAAATTTGCCCTTCAGTTGGGTTAGCAGGATCAGAAGCTGTTGCTATAACCGTTTGTCCTTTTTCAGTTTCGTAATTTGACATTTTTTACTCCTCTAATGTTTCTAGCATAGGTCTTTCACCAATTCTAGTATTTTTTTGTTCTGTTGTTTCTCCATCAATATTGTCATTATCCCAATCTGTTTGATAATTTTGAATCTCAGCATTTACAATAGTTTCAGCTTCATCTTTTGTTTTAATAGTTCCTAAAACTTCATTGATCCATGCGTTAGCTTTTTTATTGTGAGCAGGAACTTTATAAATATTTCCTGGATATTGTCTTATTTCAAAATTTCTTCTATCATCAAATTCAATAAAATCTTTTCCCCAATTTTCAGCTAATATGTAATTATAATTTTTATGTGCCATTATTTATCCTTTATTAACCAACCTTGTGTATCGTCTACAAAGACAAGACTAAAACCAGCTCTTTCAGTGTTGACGAAAAAATTTCCTGTTTGTCCATTTATTTTTTTTCCAAACGGATTAATTTCTAATGCGTTTGTATCAAAAGTTCCGGCATAATCTATATATGATATTGTATCTCCTAAACTAGGAGACGCAGGTAGTGTAGTAGATATTGAAATACTGGTTGTATCTACAAAGTATCCTTTTCCTGCTTCAGAAGCAAAGGTACCAGTTTTTTTAGGTTGCCAATCAGTATTAAAATTAGTGCCTGCTGGATAACTAACAGTAGCATTAGATATGTCTAATGTAGCACCAGAAGGTACAGTAAAAGTATCACCACTATCTCCTAGTGTAAAACTAGTTCCTGATTGTGGACTTACCTTATTTACTTTAATTTCACTCATATTTTAACCTTATGTTTTAATACTACATTATAGATACTAATTCAATATAATTAATTTACCTGTAATACCTAAAGTACCTGTTATATCAACTGGCCCTGCTAATACTCCAGAATCCATTGTTTGATCTTGAGAAATAGTCGAATTGTGAGTATTCACAAAATCTTGAGCCACCATAACTGGTGATGGAATTCTAGTTGCAGGAAGCGTACAAAAAATATCTTTTGTTCCAGCAGAAAAGTTAACTAAACTATCAGAATTAGATGAAGATATTACAGAATCTCTTGAAAGTGTATCAGGCGCACCTGCGGTTATACTTCCAATTCCTACTTCAAACTCGGAACTTCCACTACTGGATATTGCATAATAAGTAGAATTTGTATCTCCTATTCCACTTGCAAAAGTTTCATAACCGGTGACTGCACCCGCTAATGAAATATTTCCTGTTCCAGTAGTTGTGGTTGTTTCCTTAACTCTGTCGTTAAGTATAAAAGCCATTTCTACTATCCAATTATTTTATTACGCGTCGCCTAATCTAATGATAGCATTAGATGAATCGTTAGCAGGGAATACAACAACAAAATCTCCATCTGTTGATATTTTAGTTCCGCCAAAATCCAAAACTAATACAGCTTCATTACCGGCACTACTTTTGTAAATCAAAGCTCCAACTGCAGTAATACTTGCTGATGTCCATGTTGCATCACCAAAGTCTAAGTAAGCAATGTTACTTCCTACATTTACACCTGTATTACTTAAAGTTTCTCCACCAGTAGTATAACCACCTCCAGATGCAACTTCGTTTGCTGCTCCTGTGTAAGTAGTAGTACTAGTACTGAAACCTGCTAATGATGTAAATAAAGCTATTTTAAAAGTGTCACCTCCAGAATCAAAATTGAAAGTTCCTTTTAAAAGATCTGTTTTAAAAGAGTCAGGTACTATGTTTGCCATATTTATTTCTCCTTAGTATTTTGATGGGGATTCCGATTTTAAAGGAGTACGAATGATCCCATCTTGCCACTCGTCTCTCCGTCTTCTACCTTGTTGTTCGATAGAATATGATTGCAATGCTCTTTGATAAGATCCTTCGTAAAACTGCAACATATCTGCAGGACCTTTCAAATAACCATATGCTTCTACCAGACATCCATACAAAAGTAAATCTTGATATTTGTTGGATACATAAGTACCTATAGCACTTACGCTGGAATCTGTCAAACTAGTTGGTTGTTTAATATAAGCCATTGTAATTTGGTAAGTATCATCCGGAGTTGGAGCTACCACCCAATAATTAGCATCCCAATTAGCATAATATTTAGGTAATCCAGATTGTGTTCCTGGAGTGTTATAGTATTCAGACATAAAAGAAGTATCTCTTTTTTCTAAAAATACTTGATTGCCACTAGAATCTCTTAATTGAATATATCGTATAACTCTTAAATCACCTGGAATAGTTACATATCTATTTCCAGTAACTAAATCGGAAGTCGCATAAAATCTATTATCATCCGCATCGGAATCTCTGTAAATTCTATTCTCAGCATTTTTTATAAAAGTATTTAAAACACCAGTTGAAAAAACTGTACTATCAACTTCAGTGTAATCTTTTATATCATCTTGTAAATTTGTTAAAGTGTATGCCATTATGGTGTTAATGTAACTGGACCTGCAGTCGCAGTCATTCCTCCTGATTTTTCAGTTACAGTAGGAGTATCTCCTAATGTAAAAGTATATGTATTTGTATTAATAACAGTTATAGCATATCCGCTAGCATTTTCAAATACTGTATACGCAACTCCTCCTGGAGATCCATCTACATTTCTAAAAACTACTATATCTGAAGTACTTCTTCCATGACCAGGTTCTGTGACTGTAATTGTTGTAGATCCAGACGTAATATCAAATGGATTACCTGGTAATAAACTTTCTGTAGCAGGCTCAGTTCTATCTGGTCTAGCATTTCTTAAACCTTGTCCATCAGTATTTGTTGGTTTAGGTTCTAATTGTGGATGTTTAGCTTCATATTCTGAAACATGAACTCTTGATCCATTCCATTCTATAACCATTTCGGAATATGGAAACGCCATACCAGAACGATCCGATATGAACTGAGCAAATTTTCCTTTACTTAAAGCCATGCTATACCTCTGGATAATAAGTTCTTGGAGTAATAAAAGAACTTGAAGAAGAACCGTCTTCTTGTAAAGCTCTTTGTAGTTCATCTTCATATAACATTTTTAACATTTCAATTCTTTGAGGAGCAAATTTAATTGCTAAATAATAAGCAAGACCTGCAATCATACAAGGAACAAATCTATAAGGTACATCTGCTTCATTAGTATAGGCTCCGGCATCTTGGATTCTTTTTACATAATAATAATTAATTGTATTACCTGCTTCAGTTGAGCCTGGAACTAAATATAAATTAATTGTAATTTTATCTATAAATCTTTGAACAAAATATTGAGTAGGAGTTCCTGTATCTGTTTTATTAGATAAACCTTGATACGCGGATCTATTTATTTTTGTTAATGGAAAATCAACATTTGAAGAATTTCTATAAACGGCTTCTAAAATATCATCAACTCCATAAATAGCTGTTGCATCAGAAGTTCCATCAGCAGTTGATCTATACATAGTATATTCTGATTGACCATTTACTAGTGTAATAGAATTATTACCTACTTCCCAATAATGTAAACCTCTATTCGCCCATTCTTGAAATAAAATATTTAAAGAACGTCGTGCACCTTTTAATTGATATCCAGATACACCTTGAATACCAATTCTTTCATAAGCTTCTTCTACAACATCAGCTATAGAAAAACTGGATTCAAAAATTGTTGTTCCAGAGGTAGCCATCTACTCTCCTTATTTATCTATCAAAACAGTTAAATTAGCTAAAGACAAAGTTGAGCTTTTCATTCCACCTGGAAATAAAATTCCATCTTCTGGTAAATTGAATGAAAAAACATCTCCTGCAGGAACACCTGCAGAAAATAAAGTTGTACTATCAGTATTATCTTGTAATACAACTGAACCTGCTGTTGCAGCATCAGTTGATTCAATAATAATTCCTCTTAATCTTGTTCTGCCAGCAAAAATAACTCCAGTTCCTCCTGCTGCTGTTTGTCTAACTGCTTTTACATCTGATTTCATATTTTAATCTCCGTTAAATTTATGTGGGCCCGAAGGCCCACAAGAATTATTTATTAACTAGCGTCTGAAGAACCAGCAACACCGATGAACTTAAGTACAACAGTTGCACCAGTTGCTCCTGGGTCACCACTTAATACAACTTCA